GTATATCGTACTATTGGATGGGATCCATGCGCGTCTTGATGATCTCGCTGATTTTCTCGGCGTCGCTGTCGGGTTCGGTCAGCCCAACGATCTGCCCGTCATCCGCCATGCCGAAAATAAGCGCGCCGCCCAGCGTGTTCGCAAAAGCGCTCATGCTCTTGCACCAGCTTTTGCGCGAACTATCGGTGCTTTAATTATACAACTTGGCAGGGTCGGTTTGCAATCGTAAGTTGTACTCTCCGGTGGTAAGTTGTACGCATGGCCGTAAGACCATAGAGGGAAGAATCCAATTTTTTGTAGTTTTACGGATAGGATACGATAGTATATTAGAAGCAAAATATCCCGTATTTCTTGGTTTTTTTAGCCAAAGTGTAGGAATAATGCAGGAATAACCTACACGTGATGGCTTCAAATCACATCTTATTTTCCATAAACTACGGTCGAACTGATATCTTTCCCGTCTGCGGAAAAGACTTTTGTAAGACGGGCAAGCTCCTTACCAGCAGCATCCGTAAGAACCGCTTCCATGTTAAGCATGTTATTCGAAAACTTCTTAACAAGCTTCTGCCCTTTAGAGTCAGTAGTAATGATTGTACTGCTGTTATCCGAAAAAGACTTCACAGTACGCCCAAGCTCAACTCCGTCCGGATCAGTTAGAACCGTGGTGCAGGTCAAGAAGTCATTTGAAAAGGTCTTGACCAAAGTCCGACCCTGTGAATCGATTGTGCTGATGATTGTGCCATCGTCCGAAAAATGTTTATAGCCATCTGTTAGACCAGCTGTAAGAATTCGGTCGATTTCATCGTAATCATCGCCAATAAACTCACCAGTTATCATTGTACCATCGGCCTGATGAGCTGTAAAGCCCTTTTTAAGGGTTTCCTTGCTGACGGTGTCGGCGGTCAGATCGATTAACGTCCGGCGATTGTAAACGACCTTATTTACAGCCATTTACTCTCACCCCGCAATCGTTACCGTCACTCCCCCAGCAGGATTATCAGCTTCAACATAAGGAATTGCTTCAACTTCTACCTGAGACAAACAGTTATACTCTGCATCAGGTAGAATCGTCTGCTTTGCGGTGGACGGTGTAACTGTCTTAGCCTGCGGTTTCATGTTTTCCGAGCCGGACATTGTACCCTCAATGCCGAGGATAGTTACGCCCTCTCGAATATTGTTGGCAACCAGCTTACCTTTTTCGGTTGCGTCGATTCCCACTTTACCACTGCCATCGTGGAAACCCTGAGGAATTGTAACATCCTCATCTCTGGTAGTAATCTTCTTACTAACGGCACCATTGTTTTTCATTGCGCCAGTTAGTTTATTGCCACTTACATACGCAGTCTTTCCAAACAAGATTTCAGCAGCGACAGCGGTGGCATCCGTAGAATCAACATCAAATGTGCAAGCACCTTCAATTTGAGCTCCACTCTTGTCGTGAGCTTTAGATCCTTTGAGAAGTTTACTGGGGTCTACGGTGTCGCCAGTAAGGTCGATGAGAACACGACCGCCATAAATAACCTTATTAACGTTTTGGTTAGGCATTTTGATTAACCTCCTCTGCAATATAAACCGTAACCCCATCATAGTTGTTACTGGTTTCGAAATATGGGACTTTTTGAACAACAATATCTTTCTTAAGCACTTTATTGGCTGTTGGCAAGACCTGAGTGTTAAAAGCGTTCGGCACCACTTCATATTCTCCAGAATAAGCATTAAAATCTATCACAGCAGACAGCTTGCCAGACAAACTTCCAAAGCAAGTTAATTTACCAGATAATGTGCATAGTCCAGAGATATGACCAGTAAGGCACTCAAACGCTTTTATGCTACTCATGTCAATGCACCTCTTCCGTTAGCTTAAGAATTGCTTTTGTGATGAAAGTATCAACTTCTCCTGTGGCCTTCGTTAATTCAATGTCGTAGACGTACTTTCCGAAGGGAAGATGTTTTGTATCTTCCGGATTGAGGGTCAAGATCATCGTGTCAATCGGAATCTCCTTGATAAGAAGAGGAGTTTCATCATTATAGTCATTCTTCATGGCAAATCGAATACGATCACCATTCGTGGGAATATACTGATTGTCATTTGGATCAGTAATCGTAATAAGCGCCGAAAAAGTATCGCCCCGAGTCAAAGTAATCATTGTGCCAGAAACAGAATAACTCATAATCTCACCTCCAATTCAAGCATTGTAAGTTGATTTATGAATCGCAAGTTGGTCGACTTCTGTCATGATTCGTTTAGCCGAACCGTTACCGCCTAATTTTTCATAAGGCTTGTACAAGTATTCGTACAGATTTTCATACTCGTCCTGTGTAATGTAACCTCTCTCAATGTAGACCATACCGAGATAGATAATGCGATCATGAGCCAGACCAATGAGCATTTGCGTTTCAAGATTGTTATGCTTATTTTCAGCAGCTTTTCGTTTGCTTCGCTCCTGGATATATGCCCAAAATCCAGAAGAAGCAAGTATCGTCCCTAAAATGGTTAATAGCGTTTGCAGCCAGGGTTCCATTTCCATGTATCATCCTCCTTGAAGTCATAAATGAAATAAGAAGCTTGTAGGAAATATCACCCCAAACCTCTTTAATTAGGCGAGGGAGCCCACCGCAAAGCAGACTCCCTGCCAATTTCGGTTAATCCACAGGATTACCATTTTCGTCAAGACCGAGAGCTTCCAGATCAGCCTTGACAGCAGCCTTGAACTTTGCCGGAACCTGATTAAAGGTTCGACGACCTGCGATGATGAGTGCGACATACAGTGCTACCATGTTGTTACCTCCTATTAAAAATTTGGATAAAATATAAAACATGGTTACTCCTCCTCAGCGATAGGATCGCCGTTGGTATCGTAGCCATATTCTAACAATTTTGCCTCGACATCTGCCTTAAATTTTTCAGGCACCTGGTCGAAGGTTCTGCGCTTATTGATGATAAGCGTGGCGTAAAGATTGACCATTTTTGCTACCTCCTCATTCAGGAATCATTGCTGCGACGGCATCATACAGATCGGCAATTGCTTCCATGATAGCAAGCTGCTGGGAATCACCAGTTTCTTGACCTGCCATGAGCTGAACAATGTTGTCTGAATCATTCGTACCTTTAATGGCGTTTTCAGCCATAAGCAGATTTGTGTATTCATTGAACTCCTGAGGGGTCAGTGCCGCTTCCTGATAAGTCCAGTAAGTGGTTTTATCGCCCTGTTCGGAAGTTCGTGCAATACTCGTAATGTCCTTGCGGAGATATACGGTTCCAACAGTAACCTCAAGTGCAGTCGGCTGGACTGTGCTCTCGGCGTACTTGTAATTTAACTCCATGCGACTTTCCTCCTTTCGCAGTGTAAAGACTGACGAGTTTTTGATATACTCGCTTCTCATCGTATTTGTCATATCGTGAAACTTTTCGCTTCAATTGCTGGAAGCTGACACATGGTTTTATCCACTTCCGATACATCAAGTAGGTATCGGTGCAATCGATCCAGCCGAGATAAGACAACATTTGCCGAGCATCGAGTATGGTGGCTTTCTCCTTTTTGGAGATTTTGCGAGCTTTTCTCGTGGCCTTGTACATAATGGATTTTCGAAGAATCGTTCGATTACGATAAAAGCGAAAGCCCATGAAGTCCAGGTCACGCCCCTGATTGTTACCATAAGAAAAGCGAAAGACTTGCCAATTCGCTTTAAGTTCCAAGCCAAGCTCCATTTCCAGATAATCGGAAATTGCTTGTCTCATGCGGTGCAAAACCCTCTTGTTGCTTCCGAAAACGACCATGTCATCCATGTAGCGCATATAGTGTACAGCACAGAGCTGCTCCTTGATGAAATGATCTAAACCCTGCAAATACCAGTTAGAAAGCCATTGAGAAGTATAAAAACCAAGTGGAATACCAACCTCTGTGACATCAATAATGCGGAATAGTAAATCCAACATCTTCTCGTCATGAACGGTCTTCTTCAACTTGGCTTTCAAACGATCATGTGGAATAGAATCGAAGAAATGGCGAATATCCATTTTGAGGACATACTTACAATTCTTCGGGTCAGTCCTGATCCACTTCTCAATAATCTGCTTTCCTTTATGGGCTCCTCTTCCAGGAAGACTGGCATAGCTGTGTTCATACATTCCCTTGCAGAACATTGGCTTCATGGCATTTACGATGCAATGCTGAACAAGCAGCTCTTCCATCGTAGGGACGATAATAGTGCGCTCCTTGCGAGTAATCCCATCATAAATGTAAACCGGCACATGCTCGGCGTTTTCGTAGTTGACTATCCAGTCTAAGGATTGTTCAACTGCGGCATCGTCAGACATGTGCCGGTGTTTCATGATTTTACGGAATCTCTTGCTGTGCTTTGCTTGGGACAGAGCATACCGTCGGTTCGTTTCGGATATTGTTTTTTCGTACAAGTGGTTATAGGATTTCATGTTCTCTCTTATCCTCTCATCCGCTTTCGACTTATTCTCAGCTACTCACAGATGCTTGCACCGAGTTAATTTTCACCAAGTGGTGAGGAAGAGATGCGGATATCTCTTGCCATTTTGAAATGGCGGCATACACTGCATTATAGAGAGCTTCTTATGGATAAGATAGAGCCGCGCCATTGTTCGAGTTCGAATTGGACGCCGTATTGTTCAGATTAGCGTAGAAAGGACCGACCATAAGGTCATTGTTCCAGTTGCCGCCGACATACGCGCTGGGCGCAGTGTATACCCCTAATATTTAATTGTTTTCGTTTACCTGGCGAACCTAAGGTTCTCCCGTCCTCTCCTCGCTGCTTACGCAGCAGCAAGCGGTTTACAAGAGAGAGCCGCGCCATTGCCCGAGCCCGAATGGGACGCCGTAACGTCCAGACCAGCGTAGAAAGGACCGACCAAAAGGTCACTGCCCCAGCGGCCGCCGACATACGCGTAATCGACCTGGCGGTTATTGTACCACATGCCGTCAGCCTCATAAGTGCTGCTGGAACCGCTTGCAGTAACAGGCAGCCGTCCGAATGCTTCCGTCTTCATACTGGAAATATAACCGCCGGAAGTTCCAGCCGGGGTAGCATTTGCGATAGTCTTATAACCGCTGCCGTCCGTATTGTAGTCGGTTGCAGTAGAACCATCATGCGTACCACGAGTCAGCTTAACCTTCTGCGTACCATTGGCATTGATCCAGCCAGCAGTACGACGCCACAGGTTACCCCAGACATTCTCCATACCGAAGACCTTCACACCGGAGGTCTGGTCGTTGGAACCCCAGAACATGCCCATGGTATTCATCGTACCGGGAACAATAGCACTGCTGTTTGAACTCTTGCACCGTCCGTAGCCGAATGCAGTCTGGCACTCAGTAGAACGAGCCATCATAACCAGCAGATCCTGAAGCAGCAGTCTGTCAGCCAGCACTTCGGTGTACCAGTCATTACCGTTTGCTATCGCAGCGTTAATGTCAGCAGACGCAGTCATGTTAACATTATTTTCTTTACCGCTAAGAGATCTCAATCTGCCGTTCACCGAAGACCCAAAATAAATCGGAGTATAGAAATGGTCGATCTGGTTGTTATTGCGGTCGTAGTTACACCAGCAATCCCAGTCGGCATCCTGCGGGGTGTCGGAGCAGCGGAAATGATAGACGCCGTTCGACTCCCAACGCTTCGTGTAGATCTTCGGCCACTCCATCATAGCATTGCCGCCAAAGGAAGAGTCTGCAATCTTGGAAATAGAACCGTCAACCTTCCTGGTATAGTCGTTAGGATTAAGATAATGGTCAACCTTTCCGGCGTAAGTCAACATACAAGGACGAGGCATGAATTTTTCGCCCGGATCAAATGCCCAACCACCATAGTTGAACTTACTGGTGCTGAAATTCATAGCCGCCGGAGTAAATGCCGCATTATCCACATCAGAAGGATAAGTTACTCGTCCGGTGGGGCTGGAGGTTGCCTTGACCAGGTCATAGCCAAACAGATAGTCTCTCTTCTTCGGTGTTACACTGGTTCTGTTTGCCTCGCTGCGATTATAGGCGCCGGTACTGGTGTAAGGGAATGCGGAATAGTAATACACCACACCGACCGTCACATTAGTATCCGTATAAGTACCATTCGCAGTGATGTTCTTGAACAGATCGCCCTCCGTTTCACTGGTGGGATAGCCAGTTGTGCTCCTACGGATAACTGCACCGGCAACGCCACTCGGCAGCTTCGCCGTAATCTCAACCTTAACAGTGTCAGATGCTGAGACATATACCGACTTAGCGGAAAACGCCTGCATCGGCTCCGGTTCATTAACGACTACACGGTTAGCCTTATTCCGGTTATACACACCCTGCGTAGTATAAGGGAACGCTGCATAATAGTAAGTTCCGGTGGGGGAAGCGCCACTGTCCGCAAAGACCGTAGACGCCTTGATGTTGGCGACCAGATCGCCGTCGAACTCATCCTTCGGATAATCAGTCGTCTTCCTCCGGATAATTGCACCTTCCACAGTGCAGAGTGTCTGGTTGTTCACAACCGTGTCGTTAGGAAGTGTTGCTGTGACTTTCACAACGCCACTCTCAACAGCCACGCTGAATACCAGCATATTGGACGGCTCAATGCCGCCGAAGAAGTGTCGGTTTTTACCGAAAATCAGATCTTCTTCTGCCATTTTGATTGTTCTCCTTTCGCTTTAAGAATAAGTTACAACGGTGCTGATAAGTTTACCGTCGGAGTCAAAAGTCTTGACGGCTCTCGCCACCTCTGCCCCTGCTGCGCTCTTCAGCACATTTGTCATGGTCAGGAATCCATCAGAGAAAGTCTTCGTCAAGGTTCTACCATCGCTCGCAGTCGAAGTGATGACAGTACCATCATCTGAAAACTCCTTGGTTCCATCTTCGAAGCCAACCAGCAAAATGCGTTTAACTTCTTCCTTGTTGATTTCAAGTTGCAGATTGCCGGCGACATCACCGCTGAGCTGGTCTTTCATCTGATTATACCAGGCAAGGAAGTCAGCCTGCTCAGATGCGATCCACTGGTCAAGAACGGCCTGCTCCTGTTGGAGGTCAGCTTTCATTTTGTCGAACCAAGTCGTGAAATCGCTTTCCTCCTGAGCGATCCAGTCATCGACCTCCTGAGATCTTGCGTTGGTAAACCGATCAAGTTCGTCCTGCCATTTGCCAAGCAGCTCATCCAGACTAATCGTCTGTAGAATGCCGGTCACAAACGGCGTAGACTCTGTGCCGACCATAGGGGTAATGTCAGCTTGGTTAATGACCGCAGTACCGTATTTTCTGTAAATATAACAGAGAGGGTACTGATGGACATTTCCCTCGTTCGTCAAAGTCGGTCTTGACGGTGCGCTGGACGGATTGCCCTTGACAAATTTGATGGTGTTATTACGAACTGATTCCATTCCGTTTACTTCCAGAACCACGGCATCAATACGATCAAGAAGCACCTCTGCTTCCGGGGCGGTCATCGGCAGGATGCTGTCATTGACTGTCCATGTATGGTCGAACCAGGCTTTGCCGATACCGACATTCACGGTAAGACCGCCTGCCGCCTTCACAGCAAAAGCGGTTCCGATAGAAGCAAATACACCATCGATGATGAGTCCATCAAAGATAGCTGACATCTGTGCAGCATTGTATTTGCGGTCACCGTTAAGTGAATTGAAAAATCCGCTTGATACGCTCATTCAGTTTCTCCCTCCTTACTTTGAAATAGTTTTGAAGGTCGGATAAATCGACAACCCTTCCTCACTGTTTGAGATGACCAGCTCTGAAATGTAAGCTGATCCCTCATTGCCATATTCATTGGCGATTTGAACGATGTCTCCGATAAAGAAGTCCTCGCCGTATTTGAAAAGTCGAGTAACTTCAACTTCTCCTTCGAATGCAGTGGTTACAATATGATCTGCCAGATTCTTCAAGCCTTTTGTCCGAAGCTGCGCCATATATTCTGCATCGGAAAGAGTCCCGTCCTCAGTATCGGATGAGATGTCACGAGCATCTGTAAAAAGCTCACGCCGATCAAGCCCTGAGGCTGAGCCAACGATAGCAGTTCGCCTTGCTGCCCCTTCACCTTCTCCTGCGACCAGAGTCACATTTCGAAAACTCGCTCTGGATGAATAATAGTTGCTGTTGATGATGTTCTCAAAGTTTGGAGAGAAAACAACATACGGATTTTCTGTCTGCTCATAAGAGCGATCAACACCGGCATACAGACTGAATGCAAACTTGTTTTCATCTGTCAGTACGATCTTGAACCCTATATTGTTTTCCTCACAAAGTCCTTTGACGACATCGTACAGGCAGTCACCTGTGTATTGGTTGTCGATTTTCAGACTTGTAATTTTAGGGTCGGCAGAAGGCACGAACACAAAGTTGGAAATCTTTCGATCAGCAATAGACGGTGAAATGATGCATTCGTTTAGCATCGTCTGAATGCCATTTTGAAGATTTCCGTTAAAGATTCGCTGTCCCCAGATGATGCGGCGTTCAAGAATAGACTCCAACGATCTACCTGTGACGATAAGATGATTTCCTTCTTCTGTGTCGGTATTGATCTTGATGTCCTCGATAATCATACAGTGCTCCGAATCCTTCAACCAAAGATAGTAATCCTCTTTCAAATACTGCAAGAGTTGTGTATCCATAGCGAAGAATATCTCGAAATCTCCATACGAATTATACCGGTCAGTCCATATCATGGATTCGTAAGTATCTATGACGGCTATGGACTCAAAGTCGGTGTTTAAGACCAAAAGTTCCATAGTTATACCCCCTCATAGATTACTTTGTTTTCAATTCTGAACTGAAGATTCGTAACACCGCTGTCAGCAGTAAAGGCGAAAATGTTATCGCCTTTTGCTAAGGTAAACCAGTCGGTATTCTTATCCAAACAGTTCAGGATGTTGTACGAAACGCCTTCACGAATCAGAGTAATGCTCTTATCACCCTTTGAGGTGTTAATAACGATATCATCACTTGCGACGATACCCTTTCCAGTCAGCTTTTGGAGCTTCACAGTATCGATCTTCATGACTTCTCTGGTTTCCGTATTGTAAATATTGATGTTGCTTGCCGGTCCTATTGCATGAATATAGATCGTTACACCGATTTCGGCATCACCATAGTAAGTGATGACACCCTCCGTCTTGATCTGAATTTCGCCAAATACAAGCAAGTGTTCCGGCAGAGACTCGTTTGAGAACGGAAATTCAAACATCGGGTCAATACTGTAGAAATCCGTTACATTGTTTCCGTCCTCTCCGGCTGAATAGAAGAATGGGTCAGGGCAAATGATCGAGATTGCTGTCCCTTCCTGCGAGCTGAAAATGTTCGGTTCATTCGATTCCACATAACCGCTTGTTCGTACATATCGGTTATCAGTTTCGATAATGATTTCAACACTTTTCTTTGCCGGAAAGTATTTGTAGGATTTCTGCCGTACATCTTCGATCGTTTCTCCGTAGACTGTATCAACAAATACGATTTGGAAAACAATATTCCGCTGACTCAATCTGGCGGAGTTAAACATAGAGCCGTCATTAGTGACGACTTCTGTCGTGTTGACAGTTGCTTTGACCGGACCTAAGCCGGTTACAGACTTGATGAGGAAGCCCGAAACCTCAGGCTCCCTCAAGTCAAGTTTGATCCTATCACCTAAGTAATTGGTGATAGCAAATGAGTGAATCATGTTTCCACCAATCCTTTCAACGCCGAGAACTGATTCTTCGTCTGACGATAAATGTCAATCCTCGACAGTGCCTTAGGTGAATAGTTATTTTGTGTGAAATTGTAGTTGTTTCCGGAGGTAGGTGTAGTACCGCCATTTTGAACGATACCAGTACCCTCATGTTCCATGCCAGCGCTGATCTTCATTGCCTGATTCCGACTCAGAAGTGCCGACAGTCTACCAGCACCCTCTGTTACATCAGACAGATCAAGTAGCGGTCGAATCGTTGGCTGAGAATCAATCCCATTTTCAATGAAATCACTGATCTTGGAAACCGCATTGCGGAGTCCCTCTTTAGCCGACTTTGCAACAGATGCACCGGCGTCATAAGACTTATCAGTGTAGTCGATCAGAGAATTGACAAAGCCCATACCAAAGAACCCGCCGATTCGATAACCAACTTTGGACGGTGAGTTGATGTCAAGTTCAGCTTCCGCAGCCTGTGCAGCAGCTCTTGCCATAGCTCTTGCTCTCGCTTCAGCCATGTATGTGTTGGCAGTTATGCCAGCGGCAAACCCTTCAACGAGATACTTACCGGCGTTATAGAAATCGGTGTATTTGTTTCGGATTGCGGTCAGACAACTGTTAATGATCTGAACAAAGGCGTCTTTCGCAAGCTGGTTCTTTGCTCGAATACCGGCAATAAGATTTGTCATCGTAGTCTGTCCAACGGTGTTAAACTCGTAGAACTTATTTCGGATTGCGGTCAGGCAACCGGATACGATTGTGACAAATGCCGACCGAGCAGATGCGTCGCCGGTACGAATACCAGAGATAAAGTTGGTCATCATCGTCTGCCCCATAACTGTGAACTGACTGTACTTGCTTGTAAAAGCAGTGACAATACCGTTAATCATGGTGGTAAAAGTGCTTGTCAGATTTCCTTGCTGTGCTTTGGCGGCATTGATAAATGTAGTGACCATCGTGTTTGCGGCTGTGCTCACACGGGAATTAGCATTTGTAAAGGCATTGATAAAGCCGTCAATGCCTGCATTACCCAAATTCGTAAGATTCTGAGCAAATGTAGACATTCCACTTGTATCAACGCTCTTAATGCCGTTTGCCAAATCCACAAGATTTCTGAACTCGACAACCACACCACTTAACTTAGCCACATCCACTCCGCTAACGCTGTTGTAATACGCAGCAAATGACTGACCGAAAGATACCAGCTGCTCGCCGAAGCTTGCAATATCGTTATCGCCCGTAAACCAGGATACGATACCGCCACTATTCGGCAAATTGTTTGAAAGCTCAACCAGAGCTTTAGCTGCATTTGCGGAGTTTGTGACGACAGATGCATCCAATCCTGTAACAGCCAAAGAATAGTTTTTCATCGCTGTACCAAACGGGACAAGCTGTTCACCGAAGGTTTCAAGGTCGTTATCGCCCGTAAACCAGGATACAACACCGCCAGTATTCGGCACCGTATTCGCAAGCTCAAGCAAAGCCTGACCTGCGGTAACGCTATTTTGAATGACATCGGCTTTCAGTCCGGAAACAGCGTCAGAGAAATCCTTCATTGCTCTGCCGAAAGGAACAAGCTGTTCGCCAAAGTCATCCATATCGTTTTCACCAGCAAAGAAGCCAACTACGCCGCCGCTGTTCGGAACGGTGCTTGCCATCTCTGCAAGTGCCTTACCAGCGGTAGCTGCTTCAGTAATAACACTGGCGTCAATTCCGGCGACTTCGTTTGCAAAGTTACGCATGGCACGACCAAATGGAATAAGCTGTTCACCGAAGGCATTCATATCGTTCTCTCCGGCAAAGAAACCAACGACACCGCCAGTATTAGGAAGTGTATCAGCCATCTCTGCAAGAGTCTTACCTGCGATTGCAGCATTGGAAACTGCTTCTCCATCAATACCGCTGATTTCATCAGAAAATTGCTTCATAGCTTTTCCAAACGGAACCATCTCTTCAGCAAAGCCGGAAAGTGAGCTTCCGCCGGTGAACCACGAGGTCAGTCCATCCAAAATATTTGCGGCTGTCAGGATAAGAATCGTTTCTGCAAGAGCCTTAACACCGTCCAGCATAGCCGGATCTATGGAAGCTGCACCGTCAAGGAACGGCTGGACATTGGTCATAAACCCGGAAAGGTCAGAACCAATTTGCGGGAATTGACTGGATACGCCACTCATAAAACCGCCGACGATACCGCCAACAAATTTACCGATTGCCGTACCAATTCCCTGAAGCAGATTACCGCCTTCATTGATAAGCCAGTTCAAGCCAGGAATTTGTGCCAGGGCACCGACCGCCGCAAGTACAAGAGCAAGCTCAGCGATGACAGCACCCATACCGAGAACACCCAACATGGCGCCCGGAACAAGAGCAGCTACTGCGCTCAAAGCAGCCATAATTGCGGCAAGCAGACCAATACCGGCAATTCCCTGAAGAAGAGTTTCTGTATCGATGCCCTTAAGTGCATCCACAATGCCTGAGAAGAACGCCATCAATACATCCACCGCAGCCTGAATCAAACTGGGAAGATTCTTAGCGACGCCCTCAAGAACTGCGATAAGGAATTGGAAGATGGAATCAACGATAGACGGGGTATATTCTACCAACGCTTCAAGAACACCTGCAATGAGCTTCAATGCCCCATCAGCGATAGCGGGAATGCACTCAACAAGTACATCCACCAGCATAAGGACAACTGCCTTGACTGCTTCACCAATGGCTCCTGCACTATCAGCGATAACTTTGCAGAATTCGACAATTGCCTCACCGATCTTGGCTACAATTGCAGGAATAAGGGCTGCGACACCAGTGATGATAACAGTCAAAGAAGCGACGATGGCTGTAGCGCCAGCGGTTCCTGCCGCTGCAAGAGCCGTCAAGCCTACTGCCAAAGCAGATAGACCGGCACCCGCCAGAGCAAGCCCTGCACCAATACCGACAACTGCTACCCCGATTAGTGCCAGCGAGCCACTCAAAGCGAGAATGGAAGGAACCAGGGGAGTGAGTACAGCGCCTGCAACACCGAGGATAGCAAATGCACCTGCCAGGGTAACGAGACCTTTCACGATGGAACTCCAACTCATGGCGCCGAGAATAGTTAGTACCGGAGTAAGCACCAAGAGGGCACTTGCAGCAACAAGAAGCGCCGCAGAACCTGCAAGAGTGCCTGTCATGGCATTCAGACCGATTGCAAGAATGGCCATTGCGCCGCCAAGGGTAATAAGTCCTTTTGCTACCTGCTCCCAACTCAGATTTCCCATCTTCTCAAGAGCAGTCGAAAGGACGACGAGTGCCGCAGCAACAATCACCAAACCGGCGCCGATGCCAGCCATATTATTCGGCATGAATTTAACCGCTACAGTGATCGCAGCAAGTGCGCCAGCCATAGCAGTCAGACCACGAGCAATCTCATCCCACTGCATGGTTGAGAAGTCCTTAACCGCAGAGGCAAGGATTTTCATAGCGGCGGCAATGGCAATTAACGCCACACCAGTAGAAATGACATTTTGAGCATTTCCGGTAAGTTTTGTGAATGCAGTGATCTCGGCAAGAAGGACGGCAATGGAGGCAAGCCCCTTACCGATGTCTTCCCATTTCATTTCGCCGAAATCTTTGCAGGCAGATGCCAGCACCTTGATTGCTGCCGAAAGAATCACGATGCCTGTAGCCGTAGTAATGGATTTGCCGCTGAATTTTGCGGTTCTCAGGAACAGAGAAACCTCGGCAAGCAACACACCAACGCCGACAAGACCTTTCGCAAGCTGGTTCCAGTCCAATTTAGCAAGTTGCTCGCAAACAGAAGCAAGAATCTTGATTGCGGCTGCAAAGATCACCATTTGAGTAGCACCCTTGATAATAGCTTTACTGTTGGAACTCATAGCTTTGGCCGCGGCAACCATCATAGTGGTCAAACCCGCAACACCAATGAGGCCGGTGGTAAGCTGTTTTGCGTCCAGATCTGCGATCTTTTTAAGTGCACTCGCCAAAATAAGCACCGCCGTAGCAATACCGAGCATAGCCGTTACACTCTTCACCACACCAGTTACCTGACCACTGATCTTGTTAAACACTGCCATAGAAGCGAGAAGATCGGCAAACAACACAGTGATTGCTCCAAGAGCCACATTCAGCTTTTCGCTGTCTACAAGACTGAGTGCAATTAAGGATGCTGTGAGAATGGCAATAGCTGATGCAATTTTCAGCAATGTACCTGCCTGCAACTGATTCTGGTAAGCTTCAAAGCATCCTCGAACACTGTCAAGAATTCCGATAAAGGATTCCTTGAAACTGCCGATATCTTCAATAGCTTTTCGGAATGTACCGACAAACTTCGTGATGCCGACAGCAATAGCACCGAACGAGATACCATTCAGCAGATCGATGATTCCGCTGAAATTGGCTTCACCAAGATTCTTTGCTAAGGAACTGCCGAGTTCGCCAAGGATTTTAACGATACCACTTCCGATTGTCTTAACAGCATTCCATACGGCAGAGAGAAGCTGAACAAACTGACAATTAGCGAGAGTTTCGCCAATGACCTCAAAGGCGACGATAACGCCGGATTTCATCTCACCGGCTGCTTCTCCGACCTGCGCCATTCTCTCATGAATTCGCTCAAGCAGAGAATGAAACACTTCAAAATTGACAGATTCGAATTTCTCTTTGATCTTATTCTTCAGCGTTGATAAAGCGGTCATAATTGTCTGAATGACCGTAGCAATACCCTCACCGACTTTCTGGAATGCTCCGCTGGTTTTGATAAACTCATCAAATGCCACGATAGCATCACCAACACCGCCAGTGAAACCAAGAATTCCATCTCCGAGTGTTCCAAGCCCGCCGAACAACGGTTTGATTGCTGTAAATATAGCAGAAAAGGCTTGCTTAACGATATCCAAGATCGCAAACAAACCCTTGAAAGTGGACTTCAAATTTGCCGAAGCAGTATCACTGAGTTTCAAATTCGCTGTGAATTTTCGCAGATTTTCAGTGATATCATAAAGCTGCTTGGCTGTGGTAGGAGGAAATATCTCACGGAATGCTTCATAGATCGGTTTGATAACACTCTGAACGCCTTCAAAAGCATTTTTAAGTGCTTCGATCAGTTTGGTTCTTCCGCCAAGATCTTTCCACCCTTGCAACATCTCATTGCGAGCATCTGCTTGGGCATCGATAAATCCACCGATAACCTGACTGAGTCCAGTCCAAAGCTCTTTGGCTTCCTCAAAATCACCGAACAGAATTTCCCATGTGTTCGCCCATCCTGAACCTACAGCTTCCTTGAGAGTGTCCATCAACTGAGTGAATGTCTTAACATCCTGTGCAGCAGCGAATGCTTTAGCACCGATTTCAGTCGTTTCATCCGCATAATTACGAAGAGTGCCGACCAGAGCTTCCGTGGTCATCCACTGATCCTGCAAAGAATCATTGAACCCATGTGTAGCATCAATGACATTACCCTTGACCGTCTTATACATACCATCAGCAGTTTTAGTCAAGGTGCCGCAGGCAACAGCCGATTCAAGAAGCTGTGTCTTAAATTCAACAGTTGCCATGTTAGCATTCTCGATAGATTTCCAGTCGATTAACTTGACATAACCGGCGGACAAAGCCTGCGCAAAGTTGTACATGGCACGGGATGCCTCATTTGCATTGGCTCCGGAAACGGCAGCAACATTCGACACACCCTGAATAGCCATTACTGCATCCTCAAGACCGACACCCGCGTTGGTAAATTTACCAATATTGGAGGTCATATCCTGGAAAGAGTAAATAGTCTTATCCGAGTATGTATTCAATTCCTGGAGGTACTTATTAACTTCTTCAAGAGAGGCACCGGTACTCATCATGATGGTCTGAATCGACCCCATCTTCAGCTCGTATTCCTCAAAACCCTGACTGATAGGTTCAATTGTCAAGGAGTGGAGCATCTGTTTGCCGGTATTTACAACCGAGTTGGTGATGTTTGCAAGGGCGGTTACAGCCATGATTTCCAATGCCGAGAATCGAGTCTTTACTGTTTCAACCGCAGAGCCAAGCCCCGACATATCGACTTTCTTAGCAGCACTGTCAATGCTTTCAAGACCTTTTGTAGCGCCGTCCATATCCAAACTTTTCTTTAATTTTTCAATGGTGGACAAACTGGTTTGAACATTGCTCTCAAACTGCTTATTGTCAAACCGCATTTCTACGACTCTTTCGTCGATTGTTTTACTCATAGCTTCGTAACCTCCTTCCATGCTTCATTTGCAATTTTATCGAAAATAGGCTGGATAGCAGGATTGATGTAATCTCGACCCTGTACCCAGCCTCCGTTGCGAGTCCCGTGACCATATTGCAGAATGATCGCAATTGGAACCCCATTTTGAATATTTGAGTTGTAAAATGTGATCTTTGCAGATCCATTTCGGTTTACGATCTCGTAATACCATGAACTGGCGGTCAAACCGGAATCGACAGGCGTTGCAGACGCAAGAGCAGCGACCCCTTCTCGGCCATACTTGTCGAGGTCTCCGAGATGGACCACTTCTTTTGCCCTCTCCAAAAAGCGTGTAACCTTAGAGAAGTCTCCCTTGTGACTGAACCTTATCATTCACGGACCTCCTTATTTAAGAAGCTGATTAACCCGATTCTGTATTACGGAAGGATCGTAACCAGCCGCCTTCAGACGATTAGTCCTGTCCGCACCGTTACCCCACAGACCCTGAATTACTTCACGGGCGATCTGGTCAGTGCTTTTCTTCGCAGAAGATGCAGAGACTGCCGTCCCACTTTTGGTTGTTATATAGGTGTCAAAACCAGCAGCTTTCAGCTTTGCAGCCATAGCGTCAGCATTTGCTTTCTTACTGAATGCGCCGACCTGAATCTTGTAAAGATTATCGACCTTAACCATGTAAGTATCAAAACCGGCAGCTTTCACCTTCTGAAGCATTGCATCTGCATTCGTCTTATTGCTGAAGGCTCCTGTCTGCACTCGATAAAGTGCCTGATTATCGGCAGGCTTCTCAGTTCCGCCAGCAGAGCCCCCAAGCTTAGCCGTAACTTTGGATGCAAGATCTCCCATTCGAGCATACATCCAATCACCAGGGCAACTCTTGTTGGCAAACCAACGATGTACGGTCAGAACCATTTCATTGGAAGCCGGCTCGTAGTTCAGAGTCTTAGTCTTATCGCCGAACCAGAGCAGCTTGGTTTTTCCGTAACGCTTGCAAATGTCTGTGCAAAGCTCGATCAGTTTCGCATATACAGTATCGTTGAATGCATAAGGATGTGTGGCATCGCTGGCACACTCGATTGTGATCGCACGCTGGTCATTTGCATTAGAGGAAGAACACCAGGAACGGTTCTTTTCTTCCACATACATACCCACTCTACCATCCACGCCGATACCATACTGACAGGAAGCCTGTCGGGAAGTCGGAGCAAAAATATTACCCAGAGTCTCTACAGAGCACTGACCGACCACACAATGAGGTGTGATACGGTCGACGGCATGGGTTCTCTGCCCGGAATGATTAGGACTTAACTTTGTATAAGATACCAAAGGGCTGTTACTCATTTTTTGTTTCCTCCTTCACGCTCTGAATCTGTTTCAGCATCTGAATAACCTTGTCATAACCGACCGTAGAGATCAGGAAGCCCAGATACATCAGAACGACGATCTCAACACCGATCTTCATAGTAAAGACCGTATCGGTCATGATAAGGTAAATCACGCTAACAGCACAGGCGATCAGGACGGACAGAACTGCCGCAAGAACATTAGAAGAATACTTGACCTTCGTTCCGTCAAGCAATTTCTTAATGCCCTCCACCGTCAGATTCGTAACAACAGATACAATCAACAGTGCTGTAGTCAAAAAACTGATAGGCATAACTAAACTTCCTCATAATTTGTATTTTCTTCCGGTTCGCTTTCCTGCTTGAGTCGTTCTTCACGCTTTTCGAAAAATGTTTCGAAAAGGGCTTTGAAGAAGTAACCAAGCATAACCCCGACAACGGTCGACGCTATTGTGCTGGAAAGCGATTCCGCAATTTGTACTTGTCCCATAAATGCAAGCACATAAGACAGTTGCAAATCAATCAGTGAAACCACCAGAATAATTGCTACTGCTTTTTTGGTAAAAGTTTTCAGCCAGTTATTGTAAGGCTGTTTCTTATGGCAAACTCGCCTTAACATGCATTTTCGGCATCGTCTGTTCATTCAATCACCCCTTAGAGCCAAAGCGTTTTCGATTGGCAGCGTTAATAGCTGCATTTCGATTCCACATTTCACGCTTACTTCTTCGCTTAGGCGGTGAGTTCTTGACATTACATACCCGTATAAGGGTCAACAGTCTGTTCAAATGCCATTTTTGGAACTCTACAGGGATGTTATAAGAAATCATCCAGTAGTAAATAAGCTCTGATGTAACCGTTTCTTTGTGCCCTCTGGCCTGCTTGTCCTCAATAAGGCAAGTAGCAGTCATAGGCGCTTCGATATATGCGTTGATAGCGGCATAGTTTTCAGCAGACAGCCGAGTATATACTTCGGGATCGATATTTTGGGTCAAGGTCATGCATCGTACATAATCAAGAATTTCCTCATCGGTTTTTTCTTGTTTTCCGAGAAATGCCTTGTTCCATTTACTTTCCCATTTTGAAAGAGAGACTAAGGAATGCTCCAACTGCAAAGTCTGCTCTTTCTTGTAGACAAATTCCTCATGGATTTCATCCCAAAACTCGGCAGCCGGCACAGTAATTTTCAGCATTCCTTAGTCCTCCGAGTTTTCTTTAATTGGATGCGATGGGCGCAGTCTGCTTATTGCCGTTGGCGCGCATCACACGGTTGACAAATTCGGATGCAGCACCTGCATCGGTGACAAGCTTCTCGAACAGCACCTCATAAGCGGGAGTTTCCATAAAGCCTCTGGAAATTTCCTCGGACTTCATGAAGCGTCTGCCGTCATCGCTCTTCTCACCATAAGCGGTCTTAATAAAGTTCTCGAAGAACTCCATGATAAGAGCCCCATTCGGACTGGCAGCGATACTCTTGAGCTGAACATCGTAGCCGCCCTTGGCGCTGGCCTGCATCTTTACGATTTCAGGCTTGGACAGGTCGAAATAAAAATCTTCAGTTCTCTGAACGCCGTTCAGATCGGTATAAGTGATAGTTTCCTTAGTCATTGAAATTTTCTCCTTTCAAATAAAAAAAATAGGAGCCGCCAGCTTACCTGAATACGGCTCCATGATTCTACATATTAGCCCTGCGGATTCAGAGTCTTATCGAACAGTTCAATAATCTCATCAGGCAGAGGCAGACGAGGCTCGACGCCGTCATTACCGCCATCGGTAGTCGGGTCTTTACCGTACAGGATCTCTTCCAGCTGAGTCATAAACTCGGCACTAAACTTGGTGGAGTCAAAGGTCAGGGTAGCAGTCGGCTTCAGCTTCTTGCCATTGACCAGCTTGTTGATGGAGACAGGCGTGGTGCTGATTTCCCAAGACAGAGTAGCTGCCTCAGGACTGTCGTTGACAGTGCTGTAGCCTTTCTCGGAAGGCGCTGCCAGACAGCCGTAAACCAGATGCAGCTTATAACCATAATCGTTCAGGTCGGTATCATTACCCAGAATAGTACGATACGACAAACCAAAAGTCTTACGGGACTGCTGACCGGCATACATACCGGGCATGATCTCGACAGAGCCATCGCACTCGGCAAACTCATCGGGGTACATATACGCCTCGACAGTGGCGCCGAACTCCTCGTTGGAAACCAGGTTCACATACTTGATGTTGTCGGAGTAAATAGGGGAAGCCTCAGCACCGGAAGGGCTCTCGGTAACGGCAGTCAGACCATTCCATGCAACACCCTTGTTATAAACGCCGCCGATCTGCATCGGATAGAGAACGCCATGGTCACAGCCAGTTTCGTACAGGCGCTCACCAGTTTTATCCCAAATAATTTTAGGCATAAAGATATTCCTCCTTATTAGAAATAGAGCGAGAAATTCCAGTGATTCAGGTTCTCGCTTGGATAATGTCGTTCAAATCGGCAGGTAGGTATAGAAACCACCTTACCGACAAGTTCACTATCCGGGTCAGAGTCAATGACAGTGACGGAATAGTGTCTGTGAGATGAATAAACCCCGTTATCGGCGTGCACGTTTTCGATATCATCGAGTGCATAAACGATAGCGGGGTATTTCATTTTCACTGACTCAGGAGGTTGAAAATACACATTTTTACTTTTCAAAAGTTCTTCCAGAAAAGTTTGCAGATCAGGCCTGCTCGCCATTGTATACACCTCCTATAGCCAGTATAAGTCTTGGGTACTGAACTTCAACACTTGTAACTTTCCATTTAGCACCCATAAACTCAACATACCTCATCGAATGAAAATTTTCATTGGCAAATGGATCGGCTACGATACTGATCTCATTCGCAACATTGATGTTGTCGTTGAGTTGTTCCGCAGACTGAAGCCTACGGGTGTTACGGGTTAAATCACCATAGTACATACGCTCAACGATCTTCTCCGTCCAAACACCCGGCTTAGTCTCTTCTGTTACAGCGTAGCCAATTACTCCATAAAATTTAGCCATTTTGAATTTTCACTCCTCGCTGGATTTAGCCGCCAATAGTGGCAGTGACATCCTCTTCCAGAGCAATGGCGGACATGACGCGAGTATTGGCGCCGGAGCAACGAGTCTCCAGCAGGCTCTTTTCCTGGTTGAAGTCGATATCGAAATCAGTGAAGTGAGTGATTTCGCCACCCTTGGTAGCACCCAGGGAGTAATCAGCCAGGTTGACCATCAGTCCCAGAAGCTTCTTGGTCTTGCTGTCCGTGGTAGTACGAGTCTTGCCCTCGAACTGTTCGGCAGTGATGATCTGACCAACATTCAGAGCAGCAGCCAGATCACTGACCTTGTCATAAATGCGACGACCATTCAGGTCACGGGCAAGCAGCATGACATTGACCAGATGGGGCGTGCAGTAGAAGTCGGGAGTGCCGGAGCCCTTGTACTTCTCACGAGCATACAGCAGAGACTGGATCACAGCTTCCGCATAGATGTAATTCTCGCCAAAATTGGCGGAAGTATTGGTGCCCTGGAGCGTAGTCTTCATGCCGGCAATGTCGACATCAGCATGAATGGTATACAGCTCGTCATCCAGCCAGATCGGGCGGATCTTATCCTCAGCGATCTTACCATCAGCACCAACCTCGCGACCGTCGCCGATCATGATAGCCGTAGCCAGTTCCTCGTTCAGGTTCATACGGTCAATGCCATACAGATACTGCACAACATCAAAGTCCTGAATATCGATGATATCGTCACGGTCAAGCTTGCTCTTTACATACACGGTCTGAGGATCAGTCGTTCTGTGGAGCAGCTGAATGTTGCCGACATAACCCTTCTGGGCACCCTTCTTGTAACCCTTAGCACGAAGAGCCTCAATGTTACGCAGGTCAGCCTGACGAGTACGGATACGAGAAATGGGGCTCTTATGAACCTTCTTCAGAACCTCATTCACCCAACCCTGGTCAGTGGTAAGCAGTTCGGGAGCACCCGGACGGACATCCTTGTACTCAGGGAACAGGGTTTCAATACCGTCGATACCATGAGCCAGAACGCTGTCAGGATTCTGCTCTGCATAAATGTCTATAGCAGTACGAAGACTGCCGACACTGTTGGACTTAGCCATAGAAATGATGCTTGCCTGGTCAGCATGAGACAGAACCTCGGTATTCTTCTGCTGATCGTTGTCAAAGACATTGTGTTTCATTGTTTTATCCTCCTTATTGGATTCAGATTTGTTGTCGGAATCATCCTTGGATTCCTTTTCGGGTTCGCCTTCGAGAGCCTGTGCAATAAGTGCATACATGACATTCTGCTGTTTCTCGGACATGGAATCGATCACATCAGCAATCGTCTCCTCATTATCCTTCTTCTCTTCCTTGTCTTCAGCAGGCTTGTCCTCTTTGGTATCCTTCTTCTTTTCCTCTTCCTTCGGTTCATCCTTGGACTCAGCAGAATGAGAAAGACAGAGAGGCATTCCGGTATAGATGATAGCCTCATCATCGGACATTTCGCCGTGCTTCAGCATAGAATCGATAAATGCACCGGGGTTAGCGCCCTTATGCACCAGGCTCACCTCGCAAATACAGCCATGCAGCACATCAGAACCAGCCTGCTGAAGCTGATTGGCGTAAATGGACAGAGCACAGATGTCACCGTGCTTAACAAGGACCTTCGCAATTTCGCCATCAGTGGTGTCATTGAGAAAGCCGTAGGTGTAAACACCTTCCTCACGGTTCTCAAGCCATGCATGACCGAGAACATCGCGAGGACTGTTGTGCTGATGATTCCAGACCAGCGGGACTTTAATACCGTCGTTATTCTTAAAGGCGTCCCGACGAATTACTCGTCCATCAGAACACTTAAGGTCGTTTCGGGTTGCCCAGCCGCTGAAATCACAAGCCTCAACCGAAAAAGGTCTACTCATTTTGAATTTCCTCCTTACTTTTTCGATTTTTGCTTAGAGATTTTGTCGTCCAAATCACTTGCTGATCCTTCAACTGAATCAACTTCGGCAATGGGCATTTCTTCCGACTGCTGATCGGAACCGGATGGCGCACTCAGATTCTTATTTCTGAGTTCATCTGCTCTCGGGTCCTCAGAGGGTTTCATACCAACTACCTGACGAATTTCATTCGAAGTCATGATTTCATTTCTCGTAAACTTGTCAGCAATTTCAGCAATATCATTGACAGGAACCAGTTTGAACGGGTCTCTGAAGAATGAAATTGACTGGTGTTGTGATCGGGCAGTTTTGGTCAGAAACTTTCGTTTCATCTCATCAACAATAGCGGAAATGATCGGCTCGATTGTCCGGTTGTTATAGTTCAGCATTGTCTTCTCGTCCGCTGTTCCATCCAAAATGCTCTGAGTGATTCCCAACTGGCTGTATAGCATACTCGTCAAGTATTCAATCTGGGACATCAGGTTGTTGTTCACGGAACGATTCAACTGTGTGATATGCTCAGTACCGTCAGTGTAAGCAATACCATACTTTGAACCTGACAACTGGTTTTCTATATCTTTACGCCGATTTTCGGCCTGTTGACGCCTTGCTTCTGTCTTGATTACATAAGGAAGCTGAATAATCAAATCGAGTTTTCCAGATCCGCTTTGCTCATCAATGACATCAAGTAGGTTAAGTTTACGAATGAGCCGCTGCATAGTAGAATTTGGCTCATTGATAACTGCGTACAGTGGATTCTCAATGATAGCCACTGCACTTTTCGGCACCACAATATCTTCTTTTCTGCCCGTTTGTTCGTTGTACACACGAGCGCGAATATGCTGCGGATACCAGTCTAAAATTTGTCCGACACGAAGAGACTGAATGTCATACGAACCGGACACATTAGGATCAGTCGTTGTATCGACCGGAACAATAGCCACGCTTCCTTCATCAAACATAGAGATAACTACATCCTGAACGAACGACCGTGCCGTCTGATCGACATTCGCTTCCAAAGTGAGGCAATTATTCAATCCGTCATCGATGACCGAAAGAAAACGCCCATTTTCGTCCAAACGAACATGCTGAATATTCAGTGCAGCAACATCAAGCGCAATTCGGTTATAAACCGATGTGACGATTGATCTTTCATTGCCTCTGGACATTCTTGGTCTGTCAGCTCGATATGAATAGCTCATACCCAAATCCCGGTAGTTCATTTGAACATTGCCGGTAAACGCATTCCAAGCATGTTTCAGTCTGGAACCAAAAGACATCTCCATTTTGAATCATCACCTCCTTAAACTATATCAACATTTTTCTTCTTGTAGGCAACCCGGCCGGAAGCCCAAATGCCATTCTTCAGCTGCTGCATATCATAGCCTCTGTCGGCCAAAGCCATATGCACGCCGACTTCGCCTCGTTTTGCAACGAACTGAACGACACGCCCCGAAGGTGCGGTAACATTTTTAACGGACTCATTCATCAACTCAGCCATTTTCCGATTATAGGAATTGATAGCCGAAGAACTGATCTTACCTTTCGATGTCACAGAAGAAGGATTTTTCAATAGTTGATTGGCATACTGATCGAGTTCTTTGGAAACATCTTTGCGGGCTTTAGATACGATTTTGTCGTGATTTTTATGAGCCCACTTTGCGTCTTTCTTTTCCAAACGCTTTTGACCGGCTGCGGTCAAAGTGCCGTCTTTGTTCTGGAAACGGCGAACGCCCCATTTCTGACCGAGAATACCATGATGGTACATCTCATCCAACTTGACCACCTCCTTATTCAAATGCGTCTCGATTGAGTTTATAAGCAATATAAGCGTCCATCATTGCCGCGACAGCATCGATTTTCTGCTCGTATCGCTTCTTCAAAAGTTTACGGTTTCCGTTTGTATCTTCAAGGGTAATACAGTTACCCATAGCAAAGGTCATGAGATCCTCATCGAAGATAAGCATTCTTTCTTCAGAAAGCTTTTTCAGCTCTCCAAGCGGAACCGATTCGGTTTTAGCGCCCTGAATAACTTTCTCGATTCCAAACGGACCGTTTTCAGATTCCCATCTCGCCACAAATTCTTTTGCGTTATAAGGGTCAAACCCAAGACATCGAACATCGTACCCACACTCCTGAATATGGTTGTCCAAATCTTCATAGACATCCATCATGTTAAGTACGGCACCCTCTAAAACAATTAAACTGCCTTCCGCCATGAATTGATCGTATTTGATCCGCATAGCAGCAGGCAGCTTCATTAAAGTTGTAGAGGTAATATAGTTTCGTGTCTTGATGCCAAAAGAACCGTTTGGCAGAGGGAACAAGAATGTAAATGCACAGAAGTCATCGCCCTGCGATAAGTCTGCACCAAGGGAACAAGGCATCTGCCAGTAGTCCCTCTTTCGATGCGGAAGAGTTTCTTCGTAAGTGAAGTAATAGGTGTAACCCTCCATAGGCAGTCCAAATCTCTTCGCAAGAATATCGTTTCGGGCAGCTGGAGCTTTTTCAGCTCTTTCAACATCAAGCTGATAAGTTTCATAGCTTACGGTTTTTCCAAGATTCGGATTAGCCTTGAGCCACATTTCCGGGTCTCCGACTTCGTCAATGGAATCAAGCTTGTACCACCAAATGGAAACATGGGGATTGATGTAGTCACCCTTAAGGATGTCCATCAACTCCATTTTGATAGTGTCGCCGCTTCCGTTACGAACCGTACCTTCCGAGCTGATTGCAACAATGATGTAGTCATTCACCTTGGCTGCACCCTGCTCAATTGCACCGATAACGTCTTCTCGAATGTCACCGGAAAGCCACTCATCAACGGTTGCAACCTTGATCTGTAGACCCTGAAGCTTATTGATGCTCATAGGTCTGACCTCAAGAAGTGAACCCGTAAGGAAGTTTTCAACACCCTTTTTTGTAGAGGCTAACTTTGTACGATTCGCTTTGGAACCAGTTGTGTTTTGTAAAGAGCCTTCTGTCAAGAACTGAAACAACGGTCCTCTCGAACGAGTGATAGCAGTGCGAAGAGGGGACATGACCTCTTCCGCTTGCTTCATTGTTGGGGCCGTTGTGATCTGATGAGTAGTAGAGGTATCAACATTCAGAAAATAACCTTGCAGAGTGGAGCCGTACATTGATTTAGCAGCGCCTCGTGCTACGATCAAATACTGTTTGTTGATTAGCCGCTTCTTTACATTCTTACGAACATAATGCCCACCATGACCATCAGGATTAGGCTGATAGACGCTTCGCTCAACGAAATAGTACCAACCAAAGATCTGTTCACCCCAAAGCTTAAAGCTATCCAAAAGACTAAGGTCAGAGCCATCGGTCAAGGTCAGTTCGGACTCACAATAAGCGATCCATCCCTCAACCGCTTGGTCGTCGTAGTACACACCCGGATTAGCGATGAGGTCATCGATACGGTTCATCTCCATGGAGATCTCTTTGCAAACCGGAATCTCCCCTCGAATTACGGCATCACGAAACATGCCATAATACTTGGGAACGGCAGTGTTTGATAATGCCATAAGTACCTCCTTAACCAGCCTTCTTAGCCATACCGTTTACAATCTCTTTGATTTTGCCATAGTTATTGTAAATAGTCAGAGCAGTCGAAGTAGCGGTTGCAATCGTACCGGCGACTTTCAGAGTTTTCGATACATGTTCCTTTCCGCGGTTTACATCAGTAGAAGACAATTGACTGTACTGTTTCTCCATCTGAAGTCGATTCAGTCGATTGCGAAGCTCTGCATCACTCATGGATTTAACGCTCTTACTGTTATGGGCTTTAGTATAATCCTCATGAGCAGGAGCATCAGATTTAGAAGAGCTTTCTCTTTTCTTTCCAGCCGTGGTGCGAGTACCGTCTTTGTTCTGGAAACGGCGAACGCCCCATTTCTGACCGAGAATACCGTGATGGGTAAGTGCTGTATTGTCCATTTTGAAATCCTCCTCTCATATTTAATCCGGGTCAACTGTTACATTGATTCGCCATTCGAGCTCGCTGATCTGTCGGTTGATTGCTTCCATGACGGCTGAGCTTAAAGGCGGATCGAATGCCAGTTTTACCCTCAGGTAGATAAAAGTTTTTACAAATTCAAGACGAGGATCATCATACAAGAATTCAGACCAGGTCTTACTTGCATCTTCGATACGGAATCCTTCTTCAGGACCAACACCGAGCTGCGTCAAGACCGAGAATGCCGAATTGATGTACATTACGATGTCCGGGTCAAAGTGCTCATACTCTTCAGCAATTCCGAGCAGCTTTTTAATCGATGTCAGTATACTATCCATATCGCGTTCTCCTTACTGCCTGACGGCTACAAATTTCTTCATACAGAATCCTTCGATACCGGTAGCAGTGCAGACAGCGTACCAATCATCATTGGAATCGCCCATGTCAATTTCCAATTCGTCAAGACAGGTCACAACGGTTACTACTCTGGAATCCTTAGTCGGCTTTTCACGAATGTTCAGCTTCAAGCAATCAGTGACGACACCGATCACATTCCGAGCTGCATCTTCACAAAGTCTTGCTTCCCGTTCCTCAATGTTATCGATTGATTCATCAAGAACAGCATTTTCATAGTTTTCCTTGGACATTGAATTTCTCTCCTTTCATTATTTTCGCCAGGGACAGGTATCATTTTGTGTGCGTTGAACAGGTGGAAGAACCAGTAAGCTTCCATCACCATAGTGAATCGCATTGTGCGTATTCAACTTGGTGCAAACTGCATTCTCTGGATCGAAAACGCAGGGGCTCCGATTTAAGATATCTTCATAAGTAATCGGATTCAGATGATGGATCAATACGGAACCAAAGATTTCATAACCCGGCATACCAAGATCACAACCTTCATCCCGAATGATAATTTCATCTCGGAATTGCAGCCATTGATCTGAATGGTAAAACTCTTGGTTCAACCATCGCTTAAAACCGAAAGTTTCTTTTCCAACGGAACCGTCAAGTTTTAAGTAGAGAAATCGTTCTTCAAATGTCGGCAGTGTAATTAACTCCGAATAAGTTTTAATACTCATCATCTTCACCACCTGCACCTGAATATCTCCTAAACGCTTCGAGAGCCTTGTTGTACAACTCCTTGGCTTCACTGTTGGAATTTAGATTCTTGGTCTTAGCTTCGATAAGCTCTTTCTGCTTCTCCAGAATCTCCTTTTCAATTCGTTCCTTACTGGAACCGAGCTTCAAATAATGTGTTATGACCTGAGAAGAAGCAGTTCCGTCTCTGAGCTGCTTTTCAGCGCATTGAACCGCCAAAGAAATCATTAAGTTCTCTTGCGCTTCGAGAGATGTCGGCGGTCTCAATGGGCTGTTTGAGTCGGAAGAGCTTGCAGCTTTACCTTTTGGCATTAGCACTGCCTCCTCTCTTAAAAATTTGGTGCGGATAACAGGAGTCGAACCTGCACGGAGATAACCTCCAATAAATTCTGAGTCTATTGCGTCTGCCAGTTCCGCCATATCCGCATACTTGTACTGCACTTTTTATCTGAACCGATGCTCTTTTAGGTGAGAATAGGTGCAGTATTTGAAAGAACTTACAGAGCTGAATTTCCACCAATCACCGAAAGGAGAAAAAAACATGAAAGGAGATGTTCACACTTTATGGAAAATGTCTCAACCCTGTAAGCTCGTTCAAATACTGCACCCGTGGGGTAAACCCCATTCCCAAAATATCCCTCCGGAGATTTTTTTAAGACCGCCGCGATGAGGTAGGGGGTGCGATTTTGGAGACCCCCTCCCCATGCTTTTAAGCCCTGCGTCAGCAGTGCAGATCAAGTGATAATTTGTTTGCATTGGCTTCAAGTTCAAATATTTTCAGAAAAGAAAACAAAAATTTTATCCAAAGAGCATTAGACCTCAACCTATAGTTCAAGCCTTATCTGCTTTTGTTGTCTTCGTTCTCTTCACTTTCTTGTAAATGTTCATGAAGTCATAACGAATGATCTCGTCAATCGCTCTTTCAATCTCTTGATTGTTCTCTTCTTCAGAGAATTGGTCAGAAGTGTGAGCAATTCGATCGAGATAAGCGCAAGTGTTGTAACCCTTTTCCACATCAAACAGGAACCAATCGGAGAACTGTTCAAATGGATTGTAAGGGTTGTCAAATGTGGTAAGGGCACAAGAACCATTCATGCCAGTCACTCCTTTCAATTCAAGTAATTTGACACTGTGCTTGTAGAAATGCCAAGAGCTTCAGCAATTTCTGATGTACTGTAGCCAGAAGCATTCATCGAAGCAATCTTATTCTGCTTTGCAGTGCTGAGAGTGGTTGTTGCTCTCGGTGTTGCGCGCTGTCTAAGACTGTCAATGTCCACATTGTCAATGATTTGGGTAAGCTTATTCTCACTGATAGCACCAGCCTGAATTGCTTCCCATTCACGGTCTGTGATCTTGATGGTCTCTCGCTTTGCACCAACAGAGGCACGAGCTTGAGTAAGTGCCTGCTGGCTTGCTTTCTTGAGTTCGCCCTTTGTCATATCCGGGTTGTCCTGTTTTTTAGCAGCCACTACCGCATTAGCCATAGTCTGAGCCTGTCTTTCTCTTGGTGCATTCTTCAAAGCTACATTAAGCTTAGCATTCAGAGAGTCAACTTCAGCTTGATAGGCCTCTTTTGCAGTGGCGGAGTAGGGTACTTTTCCGGTGGAGAGGATCTCAAGACGAGCCTGATTACCCAGGGCTTTCATCTTATTGGCATAGCTTGCATAAGCACGCTCCACGGGGGTATCAGCTTCGGATACCAGGGTATAGGCATCCTTTGCCTCAGCCATCTTAGTGCTGGGCTGAGTACGCTCTTTGACCTTGCCAGTTCGCTTGTCAACGTAAACAGGGTCATCTACATCTTTCCATATGTATTCACCAGTTTTTTCGTCGATTTTTGGGCTACCTTGCCTCTTGATAATGGAAGTCTCAGACTTAGCACGGGAAATCAGAGTCGAAGCACCCTCATGGTATCTTCCATCCTCATCAACTGTACCCTGATACTTCTTTTTCAAAGAGCTGATGCCATTGTCGATCTCACTTTGCTTGTAATCCAGCTTGTGTTTTTCAGCATCGATAACTACCATGCTATGACGAACTGCTCTTGCAAGCTCATCCTGCGTAGCTCCCTTCAAAGTCATGTCGGTAATCAGATTAGAAATGACACCCATCTCTTTCTGTGTGTTCTTCATAGGCTTGAAAGTGCCAGCAGGTTTTCCGCCATACTCTAATTTTGGGTCAAATCCTTCAAGCCCCTTCAGAGGAGGAGTGGAAGTAATCTTGACCTTACTTTTACCAGAATTACAGGGGATGACCATGACAGTATCACCATCAAAGTCAGCACCTGAAAGCCGTTCTGCAACCTTACTGTTAATACCGATGGCATCTTTAGGGGTGTTACCAAGGATTCGGCGAGCCTCTGCCTGCTTGTTATTCACTGTCAAGATAGGAATCTCAAAAGTTCCGCCATGTGGATACCGAACCAGAGCTACTGTCTCACCATTCTTATAATTCGGAGCATACACTTCATTGTCTTTCATCGAAGTAATGGGCAGAATCACCTGATATTTCTGACGAGGAAGAGCAGCTGCCTGAAGGTGCACAGCAGCAGAGTCACAATCATCTGCAAAGGATTTCAGTAATGATTTTTTGACCGTCGGATTTGTCAGCGAGCAGATTTCATCAAATTCAGCCATCTTATCAGATGCCGCCAAGTTCAGCTGTTTATTGACCAGACTCAAACTCTGCTTAGAAAGAAACTGGGAGGGGAGTTTATCCGCCCATTCGCCCCAGTCGCCCTCTTCAGCACGCTTATTGATAAGGGAAAGCTGTCGTTTGCCATCAGCATCGATGTAATAGCTCTGCCCACCGGCTTTGATAAGTGAACCAAACGGATTGTCAGGGTCATCCTTGACCTTCTTCAGAACATCCGATGTCGGGGTGCCTTTTTTCTTATTGGTATTGAACATTACATCCACGCCATCAGGAAGATCATCAGAATAGACAGCCATTCCTTTCAAATATCTATTACCATCCACCAGAATGCGAACCTGAGCATAATGGGAATCACCAAGAGACAAGTCATCTACACCGCGACGAATTTCAATGACACCGTCTTTCTGAATTCCGCCGTCTTCTGCATAACGGATTTTCAAGCGACTTGAATCCATGCTTTTGGGATAGACGAACTTATCGAAAGTCTCGCCGTCATCATGAGACACATAGTCTCTGACAGAATGAACATTCTCAAAATTATAAATCGCTTTATGCTCTGTTCCTGGAGGGCAGAGAACCTTGATGTTTGTTTGCTTACCCGGGTTTGTTACCTGAGGGACACCACCGCCATAGATGTGATAGCCTTCCATTTCCAAAATATAAAGAGCCTGGTTCATTTTCCCTTTCGAAATACCAAGCTCTCTTTCAACTCCGGTTCCGACATCAATCATGCCTTTTTCCGAAATCTGTTTTTTCAGAAATTCAGCGGTCTGCTTTGCCTGATTCATACGAGCTTCGGAACTCTCATTCAAAAGCGAGCGAACCGAAGAATCGTTAGCAAAGCCCATCTTGTCAGCGATTTCATTCAAACTATAACCCTTAGCACGAAGAGCCTTAGCCGTAGCGACATCAGCAGAACGGCGTTCATCCTTTGCAAGGCTCATCTGGGTACGAAATTGGGTTGTACTCAAGCCCATAGATTTTGCAATGGCTACTTCTCCTGTGTAAGTTTTTCCATCTTTGTCAGTAAAGGTGAAATTGGACTTTTTCAGTTCTTCTACACGAGAGAGAAAATCACCGCTGTGTTGATAAGGGTTATCACCCGAACCCCAAGGATAACGACCAGACCTTCTTGGCATACCGTAATGCATTAAAATATCATCCGTGAGACTCATGGTTTAACCCTCCTGTTCTTTGATTTTTCTGATAACCTTGTCGAAGGTAATAATTTTGTCCATGATTGGAACAATATCTTCGGCAGTAGGCGTGTGATATAGAATTTCATTGTTCTGATACAGACGAAGTTCCATCTCGATTTCCGATGGCTTCACCTTGTATTCCAAACAAAAAAGAGCAGCGTATATTTCAAGCTGCTCCATGTGCGCCGGCACGACACCGGTCTTCAAATCGTGAATACGAAGTGTACCATTCCGAAACACAATCGTATCAGCTGTGCCAAAGCAATTTTCTGAATAGAACAGAATCTGTTCAGGCACCATACGAAAACTAATTGCGTCATTGACATACATGTTCAATGTTTTCTGTGACTTGGGGAGTTTTTGCCCCAAAGTGATACATTGACATGCAAAGTCATGTAGAACGGTTCCTCGCTGTGTGGCCAAAAACTTTGAATAAGCATCGGCTACTTTTGTTTCATCATAGTTAATCCAATGATACTTGCTGGCACCAAGAAAAGCGTGTTGCCCTTCAAGATTGGAATGATTGTTGAAGATCATGCAGCACTTCCTCCTTGTTCTCGGGGCAAATAAATCTGGAAAAAGACATCTCGTCCATCTTGCCCACATAATATTCTTGGTTCGGTTGCTTTTTTGCGCCAGCGTGTTGTTTACATTCCAGAGCAGCCCATTTGTCATTGAACAGAATAAGCAGATCAGGAATGCCCTGTAAATATCCAGAGTCGCTTTTCATCACGATGCAACCCGGAAAAAGTTTCTTAAGCTCCTTAATGAGCTTCGATTGAAATTGACTTTCGAGCATTGGCAAATGAGCCTCCTTTCATGTAGTTTTTCAAAACTGAAAAGAGAATGTCTATTCTTAAAAATAGCTTTTTTACTCCTCTCTTCATAAAAGGGGATGTATTTTTCGCGCGGCGGAAAAAGGCATAAAAAAAGACCGAGACACCGTTTAAGCATCTCGGTCAAATATAAAGTTGTTTGTTATCGAGCTTCTACACTTACTGGATCAAGTTCAAAGAGACCGGTATCAGAATTGTAGCTCCGCACTTTAGCCTGTATTCTTACATTGCTGCCGACTTTGATATAATCAGCAAGCGTAAGTCCGTCTCCTAAATCATATACCCCAACATCCTTAAACTTAAAAGTTGGACCAGGGTTTGCAGTATTTTCATCCACATAGTCTCCCGCACTGATTAGCAAATCATATCGGGTGTCGTAATTATCGTGGTTTGTAAGATAGGTAATACAGCCATCAAACTCAATAACCTGATTCTTATGAGCCTCTGCAAAATCGGCATACGATTGATCCATATCTGCTTTAAGAGAAAGCATTGCTGCCAATTCTGGAGAATTATCTACTGTCAAAATATCAACAGCAGGCTCTTCGGTTGAAACGGATTCGCTATCTGTTTCAGAAGTTTCTTTTTCCGGGAATGTGTGATATGTGATTATAACCTCGACATCGGCCGGATACCAAGCATCAGCAGAGTATTTAGTATCGCCATCCACGGAAACAGATTCGACCTCACCGTCTTTTGTAAGCCAACCAGTAACAAGGTCGTCAAGTTTTTCAAGTTTGATGTTTGTGAAGCCACTACTTTCAAACTCGTCAACTACTTTTTGATAATCCTTGCCTTTTTGAATACTGGAACCAGATGGAGTTTTAGCTTCACCGTCATGCCCCTCTGAACCGCAACCTGCGATCGTAAATATCATGGCAATTGCCATACACACTGCCAAGAACTTTCTCATCTCATTAACCCATCCTTTCCGAGGGCATTAAAAAAAGTGCGCCCCCACAATGAGAGACGCACCGAAAAAGTGTCAGCCCTCATTGTTGCCACACAATCTCAATCAAGCCGCAAAGGGACAAATGAAATGAGTAAAGAGAGAAAACACTTTTTACCAAAGCAGTTTTCCCTAAACGACTTGAACATATTAGATTGTGTGGCGCTTATAGTATAGCACAGTCTGAAAGAAAAAGAAAGAACTTTAGGTAAAAAGTCTTGACATTTCCATCGACTTGTGCTATGTATTTTGGCTTTTGGTCAAATGCCCACTTTTCTCGCCCTATTTATATATTTATTAAAACTTTTTATCACAATTAAATAAGAAATAAAAGTGGGAAAGTGGGCTTTGAGCCCGCAAACCCGCATAAATACTGGGTTTTTACTGACCAAATCGGGGTTTTAAAAGTGGGCACAAAGTGGGCAAATGACCACAAATTTGACCAAAATCGTCCGAATCCTTCCCCAAAATTCCCCTCATTTTCCAAAAAGCCCAAATAAAAGTGACCAAAGCCCGTTTTTCAAAACTCAAAAGTGGGCGTAATTTTCACCCACCTTCAAGCTTTGTACAGACGTTTTTAATAGTTTCTCCTCTGGTAAGGTAAATGTTTCCGAGCAATCGGACGGTAAGAATATTGTTTAATGAAAGATTCTCTTCGGAATTTTTTCAAAGACATCCCATATCGAGCCGGAGAGCTTAGACTCTTTTTCTTCTCTTTCTCGGGCACCGATAATCCAAACGCTTTGTTCAGAGTGTCCGCCATCTCTTTTAACTTGGCGGCAAATTCTTCAAATGCTTTCGTAATCGTATCAATTGCTTTCTGAAAATCATTCATGTTTATATATCACCTCCAAATTCGTCCCGTTCGTTTGTCCTTGATAACGATCCGTTCCTCAATATGAAAATCTGACAACTCACAAAGAGCAAAGATAGTGTCCAATAATTTGTGAAACCGTTCGTCTTCCTGTTCCATGTTCTTCAGCGCTTCATAGGCAGTCGGGTCTGAATATCCCTCTGCATTTCTTCGACAATCATTTTTAATACCCATCTCGTCCTCCCCATCGGAAAGAGTCATCCATATAGGTTGTAGACGCACTAATTGCTTTTAATGCTATTACTCCCGCCAGACACACAATTCCGATAATAATTCCAATTACATATTTCATGCTGTTTCGCCCTCTCCTTCTACTAATTTAACACCGCCATACTCCCACAAATCTTCTTTTAACTTATCCATATCCAACTCTCCATTTTGCCAGCGTTCGTAATATTCCAGAACCAATTCAGTAAATCTCGGAATACGCTTGGCGTAGGTCTTTGTCCAATAATGATCCATTAACACTTCCAAAGGGAGAGTCAGGAGTAAAACCATAGCGGTATTTACGGCATCATCCGTGGCTTCCTGCTTAATACGCTCAAGCTCTTTTCCTACTTGTTCTCGTACCGCTATATTGAGCTGCTCTTTTGTGAGATTGTATGTGGCGGTTTTCGCTTTTTGTTCTAATTTCTGAGTACGTCTCCTCTCTGCTCGTCCCATCATCTTCTTCCCCCTCATAAATCCAATTTTCTTTTGCAAAGAACAGCGGTATCCCCATCATCAGGGAAAATAAAAAGAACGTTGCATCCCCATCACACCATGGGATTGCCAACGCTCCGCCACACATTAAAATGACTGCATATATTTTATTTTTAATTAACTCCTTTTTCCACATTGTCCTTCTCCTTTGTTGATTTGATTATATTTTCTTCAACGGCTTCCATTTTTGTCATAATTCCCGCCTCTCGGAATTTTCCGTATGCTTTCGCTGTTGCACAGTGTTCGATGCATTTCAGCACTCGGTCAATCAGCGAATAAACACATAAGTAAACAGTGATGAACATGATAAGTAGCTGAATAAAAGTAAATATCATTTTGTCGAACCTTCCTTTCCATCAATATACATAAAATATTTCATTCGCTTTTCAAATCCTTTACAAGAGAAAACTTTTCCCCCTTTTTCCCGAACATGTTTAATATGAGTGAAGGTACTGCCTCTGTCTGTTAAACAGAAAATCGTATTTTCTTTATAAAAATTCCAATAGTAAAGTCTATCCGAAGTCGAATAAGATAAAGCGTGGAATTTCTCGAAGTCGACCATTTTCATCAATTCTTGTAATTCGTATAAAGCTTCATTAAATGTCTTACACTGGACATAAATTGTTCCGCTTTCACTTTTTAGAAATTTTTCAAAACCAATTTTATACTCAGCGAATGGAACTTTAGACATCATAATCTCCTCTCTATACTTTCTTCACATGAATGTTTACAGTATCAAGAATGCATTCATCATTTTCAATACACTCTACTTCCATATTGAGACACTCGTCGGAAAGTATTTTTTTTATTGAAGTCTTTTCGTATTAAGCAAACTTCTTCATTCGCACCAACAACTAAACGAATATCGTTGTACCATATGAGAGGTAATAAATCTTTGACCTTTATCGACACACTCAATCCTCCTCCAAAATCTGTCTCTTATACACATCTCCGAGCCCACGAGACTAGGCATGATCTCG